CTCCCCCTTAGTGCTGATTGTCCTTTGTTCATCTTACCTTCCTCCCATTTGTGCCCTTACTTGTGCCATAGCTTGTGCAATCTCTGGGTCACCTATACTTGTAGGACCTTGTCCCATAGTTTGTCCCTGAGCCATTTGTGGGGGCATAGGAGCAGCGTTTGGTGCTGGAGCTGGTACTTGACCCATTTGTGGTTGTACTGGTTGTTGTGGAGCCTGCATTCCGTTCTTAGCGTTTTGTAATGCAATCTTAGATTGTGTTTCCATTTGCATCTTAGCTTGTTGGTATTGCAAAAAGTCGTTTGGATTAATGTTAATACCAGCTTGTTGAGCCATTTGAGCAGCTCCAGCAGGCGGTAAATCTTTAATATCTATAGTCTCACGTAGACTTTCTTGTGGTCCGCTTTGCTGTTGTTGGCCTGGCATTTGTTGCTGACCTTGTTGAGGTATTGGTTTAAGTAGTTGTTTGACGTCTCTTATGCCACCAGTTTGCAGAAGTTCTTTGTAATATTCGCCATAATCAAATCTTATTCCAGCTTGCTGTAATTGTGCGTCCATAATTCCAGGATTTGCCATCAATGTTTGGTGGATTTCCATTAATTGTGCGTGCTGCTCTTCTTTTTCTTGTTTATATGTAGAACGAGCCTTAATTTTGTAAACATAGCCCTTTTCATTTTTAATTCGGCTAGGTTTTAAGGTAATTTTTGCAGTTCTTCCGTCTTTAGATACCTTGATTGCGTCTTTTACGTCTGGGTAACTCTCAGCAATTTGTCCAATTTCTTCATTAAACATGTAAAGTTCTATAGGTTCATCGTGTTCTACATCGTTAATTAAGCTAATCATACCGTTAAATAGCTCTTCAATAGCTTTGTCCATGAAGTTAGTGTCAATATCATCACGTGTGGATTGACTAGCATTCTGAGCTTGAATAGCTTGTGGAGTTTTACCTTCGGTTGGAGTATTGGATTCACCACTAGCTCTCGTGGTAGTTTGACCTGTTATGTTACTCATTATGCCCTGAAGCATTTGGAATGTGAGATTGTTGTTGCCATCTACATCTGGGAACTGGTGGTGACTAATATCGTTAGGGTTAGACACAAGCCACTTAGCACCAGGCTGGAATCTAACAGTCGGCATGACTACATTGCCGTTTAGTACTTTAATTGGTGGGTAGGTTCGTAGCTTAAGCCCATCAACTAATAAGTTTGTAACAGTGTCAATAGCGTATTGTGCGTATCGTCCTTTTTCCATGTCACCAAGCCCAATAATGGAATCAAGTGTAGGCATAGCATATTTAACTACTACAGGAATCTTTCCGTTTTGATGTGGGTTAGGAATGTTTCTAATAACTAAATTACCAAAGTCAGGTAGGAAATCTATCCAGCGTCCGTCATCACCAGCTTCGTACTTAGTAACAACTTCAATTTCACCTGTGTCAGTAAATACCGCTCGTCTTCGGTATTGAAACATTGGGTTGTGTCGCAAGTAATCATTGTAGCTAGAAGGTCGTGTACCACCACGTTTAGTCTTTTCAAGTACCTGTGCAATAGCATCAAGGTCATAATCAGTTACACCTTCTTCAACTAATTCCTCAAGGTATTCTCGGCTAATGTAGTTGGAAATAAACACAAAGTCACAGTTATGAATTGAATATCGACCCTGTTGTGGAAAGAAGTTTCTAATTGGAACTAACCAACAATCAGGTCCAACGTAGTTTTGTGTGTATGTCCAGTCGTAACACATAGCCATTGAGCCATATACGTTTGAGTACATGTCCCACATGTATAGCTTAGTCTTTAAATCAAACTGGTAATTAGCGTTAGGGTATATCCACTTTTCAAGCACGAGGTCCATTAATTGACCTTTACCTTGGTTTTGTAAACCTAATGCATTAACTGTACCCTGTGGTAAGTTAGCCATAACTCTACCAGCACGCTCTATAACAATAGTAGAAAGTGAGCCTTCACTTAAACGAACTTTAGCATTGTCAGGGGTTCTGCCTTGGACAAATAAGAGGTCTTCATATTCATCCCAGTCAAGCGACATGTAACGTAAAGCATTTTGGGCAGTTTGAAATTGAGATGCTAACATCCCACGAAGACGAGGGTCACCACCGATAGTTCGGTCGGCTTCTTCTAATTGGTCTACGACAGTATCGTAGTCTTTGCCTTTTTCAGCTTTTATATCGTTTAGTAATTTTGGTTGTTTTTTGTCCAAAACAAATACTCCCTTAAATATTAGGAGTACCTGCTTTGCCTAGGCTCAGTACTTAGCCCACATTATATCAGCTTGTTGCCATATTCGTCAATTAAAATGTGTGATATATGTCCTTTGTCATAGGTAATGGTCCAAGTCCTTGCACCTGTAAATGTAGAGTTTTCTGTAGCTTCCATCTCTTGTGCGATACTAAGTTTAGCTATTTGGTCGCTTGGAAACTTACGCTTCATTGACTTACTAAGTACTAATACTGACGGTACACCATTCATGTATTTAATCTCTAGTAAGCTGTGACCAAACTGTACATCCTCACCATGTGCAAGTATCTCTTGTCCTAATTCTTTCCATTGTATCCAAAACTTATCAAGCCTTTGCATTTCTTTCAGCCCTCCGTTGGTTGTCATCTAACGTGCGATTCATTCCTAGCAGGTCTCTATATAGTTTTAAAACTTGATTGCGTATTTCTTGCTTGCCTTTATCTCGGTAAACGTTTACTGCCATACCAAACGTTCCTACCTTCATTCCCACTGTTCCGTCTGATGTCATGCTGATGTTTTCAGCTTTAGGACATAGCTCTTGTATTTCTTCTAATGTCATAATCCCCTCCTATCTTAAAAATCCATTTGAATCAAACCCTATATCATCTCCTTGTGTAAACCGACTAGTATCTTCTCTTGGTCGCATTTCAAACCCTGACCTAGCGTAATCTGGTATGTCATCATATACAGCTGTATCACTTATTTGGTTTTGTTTGACAGATACTGCAAGATAACGGAAAGCATCAGCCCCGTTAGAACTCCAATCATGAAGTGGTTTATTGTCAAATACACGTGTTTCCTCATTATACTTTCTATGGTAATTTTTTAAACAAGCTAAACCTACTTCACATTTTTTCTTATCAAAGTAACACCGTTGAAGTAATATTCTTGTTGCGTTTATACCATCTTCTATTTTTAATTTAGGTGCTACTCTAAAGTTTATACCTAAGTTCCTAGCTGTTTCTACCCTAGATAACCCACTACCAAACTCTCGTACCTTAATATCGTGTGGTGCAAAGTGTTGTCCGTACACATAAGGTTTGTTTTGTAATACCTTTATGTAGTGGTCAAGTCCTTTACCGTTACCCTCGTAGTAGTCTATGAGATTAACTTTGTCACCGTTAAACTGTGCAAACCAAATACCAGTAGCATCTCCAACACCTAAATCCCAATAAGTGTGTACTGGATGTTCTTGTCTGTAAGGAACATCTGTAATGCGGTCTGTTTCTTCAGCCAGCGTAATAAGGTCACCGTAGTAAGAACCTTGAATTGGCTCATCAAACGAACATAAAAACTCTTGATTGAATAATCTTTCATCTCCATATAGCCCTTTGTATTCTATTTTTATTTCTTCTAATTCTTGTTCTGAAAACTGTCCAGCATCTCTTGCAGTAAGGTAAGATACAAACCACCCATTCTTAACAGCTTGTTGATACAACGTACGTGCATGGTTATCTCCACGTGGTGTAAAGTTAAACCACATAAATCCTTTGTTCTCAACTACAATCGGTAATAGATACCCAATGATGTTAGGACTCATAAGTGAATACTCACTAAAGATAATACCTGCTGGGTTAGTACCAACAATACGGTCAATGTCAGAAGCTCCTATAATTTGAAAGATAGAACCGTTATATAGTTCAATTTTCATTTGCTGTTGGTCAGTTCTTTTTCTAAGCTCTTGTGGAATGTGGTCCATAGTCTTAAACCCATTACTGTCTAAGTTATCCCACAATGCTTTACGTCCTTGGTTAAACTCAGGAAACACATAATAGTAATTAGCAACTCGTTTAAGCATTTGAAGTAAAAGTGCATTTACCATAGTCTTGTCTTTACCATGACGTCTAGGCCAAACTATTACAGCTCGGTCTGCTGGTTTGTCTTGTATTGCTAACCAAAAATCTTTTTGATACTCTCTTGGTTCAAAGTGATATGGTATCGTCAGGTCGGCCATTCAATCTCCTTTTAGGTTTATGTGTTGCTATGCAATTCATTACTCTTGGGTTATATATTTCTTTACATATAGGACATTGCCATCCTAAATATATCTTTTTAAAATAGTTTTCTGCTTCTTTATCAAATGAGTTAAGCAGCTTTTCTTTTTCATTAAAGATTTCATCTAAATCGTCATACAAACTCATCGCATTCCTTTCTTACAGTTAAACTTACAAAGACCCACAGCAAACCCATGTTCACAAGAACGTATCTTCTTATTAGCTAGGATTGTTGTTAGGTCTATAGGACGTTGCTTAATAACTTTAACTTCTGGTAAAGGTATTATAGGCTCGTATGTTATTTCTTTTATTTGAGTAGGTCTAACAGGCTTAGTTGTATTAGACGTTTGTTTTTCATATCTTTCCCCATTCAAATGACTTCTAATCCACTCGGCTTTATGTTTAATAGCTTTCCAGCGTGGTATGTCTTCTTCTTTAATGTATACAGTTATCTGTGGCATTACCCTCACCCCTAAAGATTGCGTAGCAATCGTTTTATATTTCCCCAATATACTGTACATTATACTCTTTCTTTTAAAATAAAAAAGGGGGGCTTATACGTAGCTAAAAAAAAATTACCCTAATGTAAAAAGGTTTGTCTGTCTCTGTTAATTTGTATTTATCTTAATTTCTAATAATTCATTAGGGTGGAGGTGGTATCAGGGGTGGAGTGGGCGTTCTCTCTCTGTTACTCTCTCTCTCATTCTTTATAATAACAGGGGTGATTTATACATGTAACAGGGGTGACTACTATATACAACAGAGGTAGGACATTTATTCTCTTATATCTATTCACTCTCTCTATTATCTATCAGTAGAAACATAGTATGGACTGTACGCACTAGTGCGATGGATGGGCTCGGCTATCAATCTCGGACTGTGTATAAACTGTGGACAACTCCTCTCAATAACAGATGACAATCTAAAATGCTTGACAATCGATACCATTCTGATACCATTGGGGTAGTGGCAACAAAGTCACAACATAACAACATAACTAATAAGGAGACATACAAATGTCTAATTCAATAACAAAACTACATAACATAGCATTGGAGATATACAACAGTAGAACTTCTCGGAGATTCTCTGAGGACTTCACAAAAGATGAGCTTATAACTTTATGGACTGAATATTGTATATTCACAAAAGATAAAGAGGGCAATTTTATACCTCCAAAAGCTCCATACGATGATGAAGTATATGATGCACTGGACAAGCTCGGTTACTGGGACGAGCGAGTGGCTGAGATGATAACAGTCGAACCATACTTGAGCTTGGCACAATATACAGAGTACATCCAAAGCAAGATGGACGCTGAGGGGTATTATACGGAGATAACAAAAGAGGGAGGAGTCCTATTCTCTCTCACTAATAAGGTACGAGGACTTGAGGGCATGTATGCTGAGGTGACGAGGGACGAACTAATATTTCACTTGGACGAGATGGAGGACTGGGAGAAAACAGAGATTCTCGAAGAGATTAAATAGCTTTTGGGTGACTGGAGGGACTGAATAAGTCTCTCCAGATATTCACAAGAATATCGATAACTAATAACACAAGGAGGACATACAAATGTCAACAATAACAAAACAAGTAAGAAAAGCGATTCGAGAGCATATACTCGATACATTCGCTTGGGATGATGGAGATTCACTTCATAACCTCATAGGACAAGTCGAGCACATAAAGTGTGCTGGAGAGTCGAACTATACAGTTGGCTCACGTATGGTCGATGATGGATTCTTTTTGGTGTACTACGATGACATCAGAGAATGGCTCGATTCCATCCATCCATCAGAAAAGAGATTCTCAGATTCTCAGATATGGAGTACATATAAGCATCTAATCGGACGAGAAGTAGCGTACCTACTTCAGGAGGACAACTAATGGGTGACTACTTCGACTTTGTGGACATCCATCCAGACATGGCAAGTGCTGGGCTGGACTACATGAGAGACTTGCTGGGTGATTCAGGTTATGCACATATTCGTAATAACTACCACGAGCTGGGAGACTATCAGACTATCGAGGTAACTTCGTATGCTGGTGACGAACCAGATGATGAGGACGAGGAGTTATGGGATGAGTGGGACAACAATATCACAAAGCTCAATAATGCAATAAGTGCATGGAGAGAACGATTCTCGGAGCAAGTCGAGGAGCTATATAGTAAAGAATATAATCAATCTAAAATAACAGGGAGAGCATAATGAAAACTATACCAGTAACATACATAAACACTATTAAATATGTAGTGACACTCGAGCAAGACGAGTGGGCTGAGTCACCACGAGAGTGGGACAATTTGGGGACTATGCTATGTCTCCATCGTAACTACAATCTTGGAGATGAGCCAAACGTGAGCTGGGATGAGATGGAGTCGCTTGTCTCTCAGAGGAGCGTAGTCTCACTACCACTATATCTGTACGACCATTCAGGTATTACGATGAGCACTCGACCATTCGGAGACAGATGGGACAGTGGGCAAGTGGGGTACATATACGTCACCCACGAGGACATCTTAAAAGAGTTCGGAGGCAAAAGAGTAACTCAAAAGAGAATTAAGCAAGTGCTGGAGACTCTCAGGGACGAAGTAGCTACATACGATACATACATTCGAGGTGATATATACACTGTCACCATCAAAACAGATTCAGGACTGTATATCGATTCATGCAGTGGTTACTATGGGGACGACTATAAACAGCTTTTGGACGAGCACGACGTGCAAGATTACGAGCTGATATATAACTAATAACACGTGCTGGACATCACCTAAAACTGTCCAGAAGGACTAATAATATGACAACATGGAATGTACAATTTTACGCTAATGGGGAGCTCCAGACAGATGTGAGACTCACTAGTGACCAGATACAAGTACTCACGAGACTAATAAATACTATGCAGGAGACTAATGAAGTATTCGGAGTAAAAGAATGAGCTATAAAGAATTAAGCAACAGTGAACTAGTCGAGCTGAATAATAAAACATACCTTGCATTGGTATCAGAACTCGGCTCAAGTGAAGTCGATTTATTATCGGAGTTACTTGAAACAGAACGAGAACTAACATTAAGGGAGGGACAATAAGATGGGACGATTTTACACTGGAGACATTGAAGGCAAGTTTTGGGTAGCAGTACAGAGTAGTACTGACGCCAGACATTTTGGAGGACAAGAGTACGAGCCAAACTATATCGAGTATCGATTCACAACAGAGGACTTGCCAACAATAGAGCAAGGGCTGGAGTTATGTAATAAAGCACTGGATGGTTACGAGCAAAAAATGGACGATTTTTTCAAGGACTGTTACGCATACAATGATGAGCAGTTAGCAGAATATCTCGATACAGAAGTGAGCATAGTAAAAAAATTGCTAAAATACTATGCTCGTAAAGAACTTGGGCAAAAGATATATAATTGCGTAAAAGAGAATGAAGAATGCAATTTTGAGGCAGAGCTATGATAACAACAGAAGTTTTATGCGAGCTTGCAAGTGCAATAGTCGAGCGTCAATTCTATAAGGACAATGCTTTTAACAGCTTGGAGCATAGCTATGAGGCTGAGAACGGAGATATACACTACATCGATGAGGTACAGGACGAGTTTAATGAAGTGCTGGACTTGCTGGATGAGATATTGAATGGAGCAACACTATGATTGCATTCATACTTGGCATAATAGTCGGACTTATGTTGTTCGACTATATCACACTGAGAGCAAACACTATATTCGGACAGAGAGCAATTAAGAGTACAAAAGAGCTGAGCAATATGGCACTACACAAGTACAAGCTGTATTACGAGGACATAAGATTAAGGAGAGCAAAATGAGACTATTTATAACAGTATTCACTAGGATGGACTACGAACCAGAATGGGTGATATGGACTTGCGAGCACTACCCAGATTCGGACGAGCAATACGAGCGTATTAAGAAGTTTATGATGGAGGAGCTGGAGTACAGTGAGAACGAGGACTTGGAGATTCTCGACTACTGGACTAATGAGATTCCATCTGTGGATGGTTACAAAGTAAAACTAATTAAGGAGCAATAAAATGAGCGATGATACACCACTAGCAAGAGACAAATTGCAACAGATAACAGATTGGTTAAGTTATATGCAAAATGAACTAGACAATGAGCGTATAGACTTAGCCGAATTATCAGAGATTGATAGCGTATATGAGATAACAAAGGAGCAATAATGTATACACATATAAGAATAAGCAAGGAGCTGTACGAGCTATTAAGAGCAAAAGCTAAAGATGAGAACAGGAGCATTTCAAATTGCTTGGAGACTATACTCCAAAATGTCCTCTAAACTAAAAGAGACTCGGTGAGGAGTCTCCAGTAGCTAACTAATAACAGCTATATTATATCATGAAGGCGTCTAGATGTAAAAGTCTAGGCGTCTATTATGTTTTTAGGTGGTTCAACTCTATTGAATATGATATTGATGGGAGCATTCCCTCCAGTATCTTTATCGTTACTCTTAGGTTTACCATATGCAGTCTCAATCAAAGTCTTACCTGCTTGGACACGTGCTATCTCATTCGTTCCAGTACGAGCAATGTTATCAAGTACATCAAGTCCAGTCTCACCATATCGTTCCATTTTTGCTTTTAATTTACTCATGGATACTTCAACTGATTTGGGACTATACCCTGCGAGCAGTCCTGCTTCTTTTTGAGTTTTAATCTTAGGGTTTTTCATGTTATCTATTGCCCTCTGTTCCCTGAGTGTTAGTCGTCTTGCCATATGGAGCATTATACCATAACAATTACTAATGAGTATAAGTATTATAATATTATTATAAATATTTCACAGGTTATTCCAGAACTTAGAGCTAGACTAGAGGTTGGTGCTGGTAATAATAAGAGAGCAAAAAAGATGTAAAAGTACGAGGCATAAGCAAACAGAGTAAGTGACTACCCTCAAGTGTTTACTTGCCCTCTTGCTATTCCGTCACTCGTCACTGAGCTGTCGGTCTAGGCTTACTAGATATTGACGCATTCTAGTTTTAAGCTGGTGCGATACATTCGTATGCAATGAATCATACACCATTATTTTATTTAATGCAAAATAATCAAAAGTACTTGATTGACTATTATACTTGTGCTATATTTAGAGTAATGCAATTCGTGATGAGTAGCGAGTGCAGGATTAAGGCAATGGGGAGTCGCCATTAAGTATTCCCTTACTCAACTAATAACTAATAATAATGGGGGATTTATGAGACAAGTGGAGTTACTGCTAGGACTAGGATTGATATCTCAAGCGATAGCAGTTTTTGTTTTAGCCAGAAAAGTATCATATCTTGAATATATTTTGACAGATATATCAAGCATTGACGTGGAGAAGGAGCTAAAGCAATTTACAAATGAGCTTACAAAGTCCATCGGAAAGGAGCGAAAGTGAGCAATCAAGTAAACGATACGATTGTAGACAAGTATCTTGATGATTACGATTTAATATCATCATCAAAGTACATACCTCAATCGTTCA